GCCATTTAATTTTATTTTTCAACCAACCGACTTTCCACATATAATGCACATTTCCAGTTTAACGACTTAGAAAGGTCGTGTGTAAACTCTAGTTCTGATTACAGCACCCACACGACAAAATTTGCTCAGCGTTTTCCATCCCCTTCACGCTTTTGGGTTTCTTCAGTTTCGAGAAACTACTCTCTACACCGAGTACTTTGTACTGGAGCATTTTTTGTGGCACGAGTTGACCGTAGTCGAACAAATCCGGGTGTGTATTCGTGAATTCAACGAACATACGCTCAAAGAATCGGAATTTTTCATCTACCCAACAGTAATTCTACATGTGCGAAATAAGCGCGCCGGAGAGATTCTCGACGGAGGTGGCGCTCAAATGCTTGACACATTTACTAAACCGCTGTGGTACAAATGTTAATACCCCATTTTCTTCGAAGAACTGACTGCTGAAGAACTCACTCCCTTCAAAAGAATCAATTTCTTTCACTGTTGTCTCAAAGCCTAATTCACGTGCTAATTCATTATAGCGCGCAATTGTCAGATTTTTCGGCGCACTTCGAAGGACATCATCTCCTCCCGCTACCATGGCAAGCCCAATTATTTCATTGTCTGTCATACCAGCGCGGATGAAGATTAAAACATCCAAAAAATCCTGCGCAACCGAATTGCAAAAAATGGTCAAAAACCATCCCGACTTCATGATACCATCTCGCTTAGATGCGTAGACCTTACCATTGGAACATCGGAAAGCTTTAGCCCTCTTCACACTTTGAAATTCCTTCTCAACATCGAGCAAATACTCTGTCATCTCCTCAGGCGTGACGTCAATTCCAGCAATCGCTAATTCCTTAACGATTTCCTGGATTGCGTCATAAAACCATGAGTAGAAACTGTAATCCCAGGTTGGTTTGTCACTTTCCCATAACTTCCCAGGTCCTAAAGCCTTTTTCAAGTGTTCTATGTGGCCTGCAAGAAGCGGGTTAAATGCATACTTCACTGGTGATTTACGCCACTGAGTAAGTGCGCGTTCTGCTAACGCGCCAAACAGCGCGTGATTCTTTACGAGTTTGTTTAGAGGATGACTAGAAACGACTCGTTGCATTCCTTTGTCTATCTTACTAGCTTTTTCTGCTCCAGCTTTCGCAAACTGGGCATACTCATAATCATCGTCCCATTGCTGGAGGACGAGATCGGCAAAACCTTCAACACCGTAACGCTTAATTACTTGCTCATTTGTTGCTAATCCCATTTCCTTGTAAGGGTAACCTGGGCTCTTCTTGTCTTTTACTCGATTTGAATCGATTATTGAGGCAATATTTGCCTTGGATTTATATCCCTTCTTTACTGGGAAACGGAGATGCTGCAACCGAACCATCATGATCTTGTGCGCTCGCTTCAACTCTTCTGCTGTAGGAGTTCGAGTGACTTTTTTACAGTTTTGCTCGTACAGCTCCAAGTGTTTACGCACTGAAGTCTCTTCTGTTTCGTATGTGCTTTCAGGCATCACGTATTTATCGGGTTCATAGCCAATCTTGACTAGTTCCTCTGCCTTGGATTCCAAATA